ATCGAGAGTCATTCCGGCTGGAACAAAATACGCAATTAAAGTAAATGGGTCGGACCCCTCTGGAATTCCTGTGTAGTCAAAAAAAAATTCCTCGTCCGTGCTTAGAGCCGCCGGACACCAACCTTTTATAATATCAATCGCGCTCGACAAATTGGTTATGTCATTCCCGCCGTCGTTAAGCACAAGCGTACTGTTTGAAATTGCGCGAATTACATCGCTTGAAGCGGCGAACGTAGGATAGTCTTGCGGCGGAATTGTGTAGCTAGAACTAGCTGCAACCGATACGCCCGTATCTGCTAGGTCAACGGAAACTGCGGGGTCATCATTCCGTAAAATTTTACTCATATTTCCGACCCCTTCAACACAAGCGAGACTTTCAAGTTTCTAGTGTTGCCCGATAGTAGTCTAACCGCAAGTTGTACGTTGGTTGACGCAATCACGGGGACGTTTATTTCCACGCGCTTGTCGCCGCCAAAGGTTATCGGAACCTGTGCAAGTTCAATTAAATTTAAGCCACTTCCCTCGTGCTGATAAATTCCAAGAATGTAGTCCGCCTCGACTTCGGTCCCCACCGCGACTTGAACAATGCGGCCATTACTGAATAAAACGGGAACGCCCACCACGTTTGACGGAATCCCCTCACTCGTGAGCCAAAATCCTGCAACCTTGTCACCCACCGCCCCGTAAACAAAACCCGGACTTGCGGGCCCAACAATGTCCCCCGGAGCAACAAAAGGAATATTGTTTAGAACAATCTTGTTCTTGATTTGATCTCGTAATTTGCCCGCCAAGAAACGAATCCGAACCGGACCCTCGGCGTTCACGTACATATATTCCCGGTCAAAATTTATGTACTTGAAATAATAATTGTAGTTCCCCTCGACGGCGACCGGAATAATGTCGGCGGGAATAAATGTGAGCCCATGTTTGATTTTGAAATTAGGGTTTTCACTGGGAATAGTTATGTCGAAAAGTTGAAAGTCCCCCTCAAACCAAACTTGTCGGTTTATGAAGTTACTTAACCTCGCGAAATTTTCCCGGGAAACCGGGTCCTCAATGTCTTTGAGGATTAGTTCAATCACTCGAATCCCCCCAATAGTAGAAACGGGGCTTGACGCCCCGTTCCATTTATGTCAGACTATTAGTAGTTCGGGATTCCATATATTACCATTTGCTTCCAGGGAGCAACACAAACGAGGTCCCCGTACAGAGAATGGTCCAAAAGGTAAGAATACCCAGTAGTTTCGCGTACTTCGAAGTATTCTATGCCCCCAGGCGATTTTCGGCGCTTAAATAGGCCGTTCGAGTAGAATTTAATTGACTTCCAATCAAGTAGCAAAATTTGGTCATCTTGCATTTCATTGATTGCAATTATAGTCAATGTCTGTCCCGAAACTGAGCCAATCTCAATTGTGTCCCAACCATATACACTCACTTTACGCGAGTTCGGAATGATGTTGAACGTGCCCTTTTGTGTCTCAAGCGCCGTTAAACAAGAACCGAAATGTTTGAAACTCATTAGGACTTCCGGCGCAGCGCCGCCCTTTGCCAATTGCATACGTTTTGTATATGCAGCAAAGACCGTACTTAGCACGTTAGTCGCAGATATTGAGGTTCCGCTAAATTGAGGACATTGTAAAAATTCATGGTCAGTTTTCAACTGGCCGAAAAGATTTACGCCGCCGCCATTTACAGCAGACAACAATTGGCTTGGAAGTGAAGTCATACCGCCCGTCAATGCGCCCGGGTGATACACTTTTGCTCCCTCGGAAACCAGGTAGGCTACCAATGTGGTAGCAACCCCACCGCGAGTGAGTGACAATGTAACTGTCTCGTCATACACGCTCACGTTGATAACGTAGTAGTCTAATGGACCCGTGTTGGAATCCTTTAGCGTTACCTTTTGGTCCTTTGTGAAACGGTCAATATTAGACACGCCAATCACGCCGCCCGCTGTACCGTTCACTGTAACCTTCGAAAAGTGTGGCCCGCCCAAAAGATGGGTCGAAACAACCATTTTGAAGTACATCATCATTGAATCAATTTGGTCCGGTAGGATTTTCAGGAAAGTACTCTCGGGGATTTTCCCATTATGTTCCTGGAGATCACGATGGTTCCAGCTAAGTGTCGACCAAACTTCGGGCTGAACCGCAATACTTCCCCGGATATACTTATGACGCGATACGTCATTTGAGGCGGTTAATTGGCCAAATTCCACGGAACTCGCATGTTGGCCCTGAAATGCAATAATAAGTTCCCCGCCTTTCCAATCCTCAATTTGCTCGGCTTTTTGCATCAAGTAATCCCGCTTAATATATTCGCTTTTAAGCAATTCCAGCGGAAGGAATTGATTTAACATACTCTGAAATTCTCTTGTAGTTCCCATAACTTATAACTCCATTTTTCTTAGCTGCCTTGAGCGGCGTATTCTTTCGCCAAGTCTCTAAGGTCATCTAATGATTTTGGCGACTTCTTAATGGGGGAAGTGCCTCGCCCCTGTACTGCGGGTATTACGGGTTTCCCGGTCGCTTGCGGCGTCGGTGATATTCCCGGGGAGTTCTGCATTTGCGATACAGTCCCGGAACTAATAAGTTTCCCGTATTTGGCCAAAACTAGATTCGCCGCTTGGTCAGCGGTTATGTCCGTCTTGCCTCTATGCCAAGCAAGCTGCGCTTCCTCAAGTATCAAATCTCGGAATGAGCCTTGTTGACCTGTCTGTGAATCCCACGAGTTTGCGGCTTGTGCGATTTCCGGCTTGAGTAGGGTCATTTCAAGCTGCATCGTTCTTGTCTGAACGGCCTGAGATTGAAACCTTTCCTCTAGCTCGGCTTTCTCTTGCTCTAATTCATACGACCGTTGACGTTCCATGGCTTGCGACCGTAGAGCGTTCTTTTGTTCGGGCGGTAAATTTTCTTGGTTAATTTTTTGTTCGGCCCAATCGAATATTTTTTGTTCACTTAACCCGATTGAACTAAAAAAGTTGTCTAGGTCGCCTCTATTTAAGAACGACGTGACTTTTCTAACATCGCGGTCAAGGGCCTCGTATTCTTGAGAAACTTGTTGAAACTCACTTTGAGTTCCGTCAAATCGAGATTTTAAGTCCTCAAAAGCATACGCTTTAGTGAAAACGTCTTTCACCCTCTTTTCAGATTCGGGGTCCTTTACTAATGGACGCCAAAATTCCTCTAACTCGTGTTCCTTTCCAAAAGCTTTGAACTTATGGTTGGGTTGATACGCGGGCGGAATTACTTCCCCGGTTGCAGACATTCCCGGCGAACTTGTCGCGGGCGTTGTAGCTGCGGCTTGCGTTGTTGTACTTTGTGGCGTTGTTTCTACACTTTGAGTCGCGCTTGCGGCGTCGGCTCCCGTTGTGCCTACGGGTTCTAACGAATTGCTTGTCGTCATTGCAGTAGTCCCCCTTGAACTTGTTGTTCCTCACCCATTCCTTGTGTTGGTTGAGGTTGCGTTGGTTGTTGTTGCTCTCTTAATTTTGTAAATTTATTCGCGATTTCAGACTGTACTTGAGTTGTCTGCATGGCAAGTTGTTCTTGTGAACTTCCTTGCTCGGCCAATCGCTTAATGAGCCAATCCAACGCCTCGGCGGGAACTGTCGCACGTATTGATCTATTTGGTTGAGTCGGGTCGGTAACGTAGTAGTCACATTTTATGCTCGCGCCTGACGCTGGCAAAAATTCATCTTGCGCTTTCTTCAAGTCCGCCATTTTCTGGGCGCCCATATCCTCGTAATTTTGAATAACTTGGTCATACCGCGCTTGAATTTCAGGCGACAACATTCGGTAGTCCGCTTGCTTTTGGCGTGACGCCAATTTCTTAAGCATATACTCGCCGTCGTCATTCTTCGAAACAAACGGTTCCTCATTGCGGTCCAACGACAAAATCAAATTCGTTGCGGAATCTGCGTCCAAAGTTAGATCGGAAAATGCGGCCTCGTGATTTGCGAACGGCATTTGCTTAATTACATTCCCAATATTTTCGGGAGTTAGCTGCGCTCCCGCGTACTGTAAAATTTGGTTCATAACCAAATGACGGCCCATCATTGTTGTTGGGTCCTCACTCATGGGTTCTATTTTAATTTGATAACAAAGTTTTTCCTGTGATTTGAATTCGGCAATATTTATGTATTCCGAAGTTCCAATTTTTGGAATGAGCGTTTCCTCGTCGAAGTATTGCTTGGCAAGTTCTAAGTAGGTCCGACAAACATTCACGAGGAAATTTTCAAACTTCTCGGCGTAAATGGCGAACTTCTTTTTGTTGCGAATAGATCGGTAAAGATTCGCAAAGGCGTCCCCACCCTCGACGGGCTCGGTGTCCTCTACGACTCCCGCGACCTGATACATTTCGGCAATTTGGGAAGCAACATATTCAAAAAATTGATTTCCGGCTCTACCGGGAAGTATGGTGGGTTCTTGACCAGTTACGAACATACTGCGAATCCCCGGGAGATTCGGGCCGCTTGTGATTTTAGCGCCGTTATTCAAAATTACCTTGTCGTCCCCCAAAGTTACTTGGTGTTCGGCAATTTTTGACCCGGCCCTATTGATCTCGTATTGATACGGCCTTAATTGTTTAATAATTGAACGGTGCCGGGGAGTAGTTTGAATTTCATCAAATCCCTCGTACACAAGCGGAAATACACCGAACGGAAGGGGCCCGTCCGCAATAATGGTATTCCCCGTGACTATCGCGAACCAACCCTCGGGAAAATCATAGCATGGCCGAAAATAGAACTCTTTTATTAGGGCCTCATTTTCGGACTTGCTATAGTTTCCTTTGGAACCGTCAAATACAAAAAAAGTCTCGTCCTGGGTCGCGACTATTTTTTTCTGCTTTTCCTCGTCGTCGGCTAACAAGGCCTTTAGTTCCTTAACTCCCACCATTTTTCGGATACACAACCATTTCGCCTCAACAATTGTCTTGGCTTCCGCCGGGCGGATAAGGTTGAACCCGAGAACTCTTTCAAATACTAAGTCCCCCGTGAATACCGCTTTCCCACTAGATGCGGGTTGCCCCGTTTCATCAACTTCGGGAACCCCGTCGGAACTAACCGCTTGTTCATAACCTTTAAGTTCCCCCGCCATAGGGTCCCAATAAATTTTTGTGATACACTCGCCGATTTCGATAAAATCCTTGCACCATGAATGAGTTTTCATTCTTAAGTGTTGCGAAGTCTTGGCGTACTCCCAAACCGATTTGTTCAATTCGGCGGATTTTTGATCTTTTAACTCTTTAGGGTTGTTCGGAACCGGAATTACACCCGGCGCTTGCGCCATGATGTTGTTTTCGTAGGTCCTGGTTATCCGGTGCGTATGGTTCTTAGTCAGGCGTAATTTTTGGTCGGATTGTATTTCTGAGGAATCTCTTAGGCGGTTAAGCCATTTTGAATTTTTCTTGGAGTAATGCTCCCCGCTCGAAAGTAAAATATTTGAGCGCATTTCGGCATATAAATCCTTGTCGCAGGATTCGCCGTCCGAATACATTCTATTTAATTCTTCAATGTTGGGGGATTTCTTCTCGTCGATCACTGTCGATTAACTCCCTCTCAAGTATGAGTTGTTCGTAGAGGCTCGGGTCCTCAATCTGTAATAGATCAAGGCGGTCCACGCCGTCGGCGAGATTTTCCTCAACATTCACTTTATCTGTGGCTTGTTTCATTTCCGTTTCGGTCACAATCAGACTTGCGGTCTGTCGCGTTTTCGCTTGAGCGGCCTCACCCGGTTCAAACTTTACTTCGATTTCCCCGACCTTCAATTCGGTGACTCGAGCCAAACGACAAGCTTTAATGACTCGAATAAATTCATCGGCACTAAAACTCATTACTTGATGCTCCACTCAATTCATTCCAAAAGTCAAATTCTTCTTGTATGTCATCGGTATCTCTGGCCTCACCCATATAATATTGGCGTCGTTTCTGCGGTTCCGTCAACTCAACTTTAGGCTTGCGCTCGGCATCTAGTTCCGCGCCAACTTCGGTCGTATTTAGTATGTCCTCAGTATTCCAATTGACCGACATGACCGCGTATCGTAGGGCGTCGATTAGATCGTCTTGTGTAGTTATATTTTTCTTGTCCGCGTCCGTGGCCAAAGTACAGATTTCGTAAACCAACTTTTCTAGTTCCGGGTCGCCTCGCTGAATCTTAAGCATACCCGTTTTGAATAGAGTGTTTAGCAGACCAAAGCCCGCGTCCCGCCCCTTTTCCGCCGGAATGAAGCTTTCCCCTTGGCGACTCGCCAAAGTAAAAAAATCACGACAAGCCCAATCATATACTTGAGTCATCATGGTCAAATTCCCCCGAAGCTTCCTATACGCATCAAGTGTGTCACTCGCCGCCGTCGGAATTCCGTCCATTCTAAGGGCCCGCATTACACGGCCCTGCTTTAGATCGGGGGAAATGGCAATAATAACCATGGCCGACGGGTGTCCACTTTGGCCTCCACTTCCGGGGTCGCAACCCCCCACGTAACTCCATGACGCCGGAATCGGGTGTCCCTCAGACCTATTTCTCTCATGGTCAAACGACTCGATTCGTAAACCGTGTGAACGTACAAATTTTCCAAAAACGCGCCGTTGTTTTTCCATTTCGGTCGGGCAATTGGCAATCGCGGCCTCGATTTTTTGATCGGTCCACGGACTTAGCGTCCCGTCCTCGTAAACTTGCGAGTCGTATAGGCTTGCACTAATTTTTAATGCGTTAGG